GATGCCGAAGTAGTCCATGAGGAACTGCTTGCAATCAATTTTTCCGAACATATTGTCGATAGCGTTGTGGAAATCGTCGTAGCGGTCGAAGAAGATATTGCGTACAAACACCTCATAGTGCGACTTGAATTTCTTCTTGGTCTTATACAACTTGTGCGTGTTCCACCATATCTCGCCATTGCGTAACCAGAACTTCACCAAACGGGGATTCGCCTTGAAGTCTGCCAGTCCTCGGTCTGACTTCTGCGGACAGCCCATGCAACCGAGCCGACATTTGGGGCAGAAGTTGCCCTGCTCGTCATAGTATAGCGGATGGCACTTGATGCCGCGCTGACGGATGAACTCGGCCACGTCTGCGTCGGTCCAATGCAGAATGGGCAGGAACACCTCGACGTGCTGCTTCTTTGAGCCGTAGAGTCGGCACACCGTCGGCTCCTTGTATCGCTTGGCTCGCTTGGTCGATTCCGAGCGTCGGATGCCTTGCACGGAGCGGTCGAGTACCTTGTATTCCTTCAACTCCGCGCAGCAGAACCGCCGCAGGAAGTTCGGGAATCCTTTCGCCTGAATGACCTCTGCAAACGACTTGCGCCTCATGACCTCCACGCCGTTCTCCATGCAGTGCTTGATGGTGCCGGGCGGGTCGATGGTCGTATTCTTGTAGATGGCTCGGTACTTGATGCCCGCCATTCGTGCAAGTTCCAGTATCACGTCCGAATCCTTGCCTCCGCTGTACGACACCTCAATAGGCTGATCGCTGTCAGCAGCAGCCGTGCGCAACAGCCACAATGCCCTTTCAATTTTCTTCTCCAGCGGTTCGTCTTCCGGCTTTATCTTCTTTTGCCGTTTCTTCTTTGGCTTGCCCTGCTGGGGTAGGTCGTCGAAGAGGTCAAGTTGTATGTGTTCGCTCATTCGTTTAATTTGTGATAATTCGTGTTCAAGAAGAAAAAATTACAATGTCACATCCTCCAGCCGCTCGCCGTAGCGTCCACGTCGGCGGTTGGGGTGCTCGGGGAAGGCCACGTCGGGGAACATCGTGCGGAGCCGCGAGAGGCAGTCCTTCTCGATGGCGATGATCTCCTGCTCCTCGGCTTCTGCGGATTCGTGGCTCTCGCCCTCGATGTCGTAGTCACGGCTCAGCTCGATGTCGGGCCACAGGCTGTCGTACTGATATTCGCCGTTGGGGTAGCAGGGCACCAGCTGAGCCGTTGTCTCGCCGTGCCGCTGGCGGATATAGAGGCACATCACCTGACCGTCGGCGCGGAAGTAGAACTCTATCTGCGAGGGGCAGTAGATGATGTCTTCCAGGAACTCCATCACGGGGTGGTTCTGCTCCAGCCGTTCCGTGCGCCTTGCGATGCGCCGGGCCTCGATGACGTCCATTGCCGACATGCGTGGGTGCTGCTCCAGCAGCGAGGGGTCGATGCACACCTTCGGCAGCGTGTGGGGCTTTGGGATGGTGAACTGCAGGGTGCGCTGCTTCGGTATCAGCACGTCGGGCACCGCTGCGGGTTTCATCACCTCTGCCAGAGCCTCTTGCATTTCCCTGGTCAGCACCGTTTCGCCGCTCATCGGCATGTCGCCACTGCTCTGAGTGTTCACCCAGCCGCCAGTGGCAAAGGGTATTCGTTTCTTTTTGTTGGGCATGGGTTTGCTTTTTAAGTGAAGAGTGAAGAATTTGCTACCGCACCAGCTCGAAGGTGTAGGCATACACCCACGGATTATCTTCCCAGTCGGATTTCTTGCCAACCTTTGCAATGAGCGATGCAAAAGCCTCACGACGTGACTTGAACAGCAGGGGCTCGTTCTTGTCGCGGTCACGGAATCCGTGCTGACCTTGCCACTCTTGGAAGTGCTTTGTGTCGGTCTGAATGCCCTCACGTGTACAATCCTCGTCGGTGATGTCCTGAATACGCTGCACGTCAACCTTGCGAATGATGATGCGATGCGGCATGAGGTCGGCACGCACAAACATCTTGTTCTCGAATCCCTTGCCCGACACCTCCTCGTCCTTTGCCTTGGCATAGGCATCGAATATCGGGTTGTTGATGTCGTTCAGATATTCGTCGTACACGTCGCGGTATGACTGAGCAATAGCCACCTCTTCGCCGACATGGTAGGCTGGCTGGTTCTGCTTTGGCACCATATAGCCGTTGCGCCCCACCTGGAAGTGAGCCGTGCCGTCGCTCGCTATAAACATATCGTCGGGCATAATCTTTACCATCTGCCCGTACTTGTTGCGTCGATGCAGCGTCATGGTCATCATTCGCCGCGTCATCGTCTTGTCGCCCCGAAGCACGGCACCTGTCAGTCCGTAGCGGTCGTTAAACATTATCTTCTTCATAGTTCCTTATATTTACTTGTTATTCATTCACCAGCATCGGCATGAGCAGCATCGTGATTTCCTCACCCTGGTAGAGCGGGTCGATGGGGTTGATGGTGATGGCACGGCTGGGGTCGGTGAAGTGCATCGTCACCTTCGGCTCGATGATGCGCGAGAGTTCGTCGATGATGCTGTCGGCCTTCACGCCCAGCGTCATGTCGCGCCCTGCGGGGTAGTCGATGCCGATGCGGTCGGTGGCCTCGGTCGAGAAGTCGAAGTCCTCGCCGCGCAGTTCCATCGTCTGATTGCTGAGCATGGTGAACTTCACCAGTCGGCTGCTGTCGTTGGTGAAGTGGGCCACGTTGCGCAGGGCTTTCAGCAGGGCTTGGCGGTCGGCGGTCAGCGAGTAGGGCGCGTCCTGCGGAATCACGCTCATGTAGTTGGGGTACTTGCCCTCAACCATGAGGAACGTGAACGACATCAGCCCCTGCTCCACCCGCACGGCACGGTCGTCGAAGGTCATCACCACCTCGTCGTCGCCGTCCATCAGCGTGGGCAACAGGTTGGCGGCTTTCTTCGTCATGATGAACGAGTCGGGCAGGTTGTCCACCTCCTCGGCATTGCGGATGAGCACATGACCGTTGGAGGCTACGACGTTGAGCACGCCTTCGCACTGGTCGAAATACACGCCGTTCATCACGGGTCGCAGGTCGTCGTTGGCCGTTGCGAACATCGAGCGTTTCAGCACCCGCTTCAGCATACCGCTCTCCAGCGTCCACTCGTTGACGGAGCTGTCGATGTGTCGCGGTGTGGGGTACTCGTCGCTGAGTTCCATCGGCAGCACCGTCGTGCCGCTTTCGTGCTTCAGCGTGAAGCGGTTGTCGCTCTCGGTGGTGGCAAGGATGGTGACGGGCTGTTCGGTGAGTTCGGCCAGCGCGTCGCGCAGCAGGTCGGCACCGATGCAGAACGGCCCGCCACCCTCGCACTCCTGGAGTTGCAACTGATACGTCAGCCACGCCTCGGAGTCGGAGCCCGTCATGGTGATGGTCTTTCGCTCCTCGTCCACCATGCAGAGGATGTCCGCGAGTATGGGCAGCGCGTTCTTGGGGTTAATCACTCGGCAGATGTTCTTCACTGCCATTTCAAGTGCTGTCTTTGAGATGATAAATTTCATAGTTCCTTGATAAATTCTTTTGGTTTCTTAAAAACGGCAGCAACCGCACCGAGGATAACTGAGGCGGTGCGGTTGCTGTTTTATCTATGAGCGCACACGGATTTTAAGTCCGTGGCTCGTTGCCGGTTTGTGGCCCGATGTCGAATTACTTAGAGTGTGTCCGTGTGCGCTGTCGTAAAAGAATGGTATGCGTTGCGACTATGCGGCACGTCGTAGGTGTAATTGCATCTGTGGTTCGTACATTCGGGCTTGCAGTTAGGCCATCGGTAGGCGACAAGCGTCATGCCGACCTCCGCCGTTGGTGTGGCGATGGTGATGGCATCAACGACTTGGGCAGACGCAGTGGAAGCCTCCTGTGCGACCATTACGGGGGCCTGCCAGTCCACGATATTGAACTGTGAGTCGAACGCAACGACGGTCATGCCGTCAACCGAGAGAGTGGCTACCTGCTCGTAGCCGATGTCCTGCTCAGGCGGGCTGTAGGCCTTCATCTGAGCCATTGCCGATACGGTCAGCGTGACCAGCATCAGCATTGTCATGCAAAGAAATTTCTTCATGCTTTGACTTTTTGGGTTTAACGTTAAACATTGTGCCGAGTCTCACGGCGTTACTTTATCTATACTACCCACGATTCGGGGTTGTGGGTTTACTACCCTGCCGTTTCGGTGTCCGGCTCCTCGATGTCGATTTTGAGGTTCGCCTCCTTCGCCTCGATGCGGATGCGCTCTCGCAGGGCACTCTCATAATCGTCCATTGCCTTGCACTGGCGGTCGTACAGGACGCGCTTGTTATCAGGCATCTGCTTGTACGCCTCCGTGTCGCGGAATTGCGTCATCTCCTCGAAGCGACCGCGCAACTCGTCATACTCCTCGGCCATGCGCCTGACGCGCTTCTCCTCGTCCGTCAGTTCCTCTTCGGGAGCGTCGCCCGCGTCCCCGTCCTCACCGTGTCCCAGGGTGATGGTGCCCTTGCCGTCCTTGACGGTCAGCGTCGCCGGCACGCCCTTGGTCAGCTGCTCCAGCAAACCGATGACCGCCTTGCCCGTCATGTCCGCCAAGCGTCCCAACTGCCCCACACGATAGAGCGCGTAGGCCATCAGCGCGTCGGTGCTCGCCATCAGCACGTCGCCGATGCCGCAGAGCACGTCGCCCAGACAAAAGTTAATCACTGCGACCGTGTACATCGCCACGGTCAGAACCGAAAGAAGAATAATCACTGTCCTGTTCTTCATTTTGCTTGTTGTTTTTTTAATTGTTGAAAAATAAATGGTTACTTAAAATTGAAAGTTAGTAGGGATTCTCTCAGAAGATACCCTACTAAGTGCGACCCTCTTAGTAGGGTAAGTTTCAGACAGCATTAAAAAGCGTCACCGATTGAGATAACTCTGCCTGTACCCACGTTTCTGTTTGTTACGTCTGAGGGATGATGTCAGAGGTGACTACCGCTTGTCGTTGTCGATGTATTCGCTCCATTGTTCAGCCATTGCCTTAGCTATTCCTGGGAACGTCTTCGATGCGTCCTTTGCCGTATGAGCAACACCGCGTGACCACTTCTGACCTTTCTTGCGCCCTCCCGTGTTCGATGGCAGGAACGTCTGATGCTCTCCGCAGAACAATGTCGGCATGAGTGGCGGCAGGTTCTTCAGCCAAAGGTAGGTCGCCTTGCTGAATGGGTCGCCAAACTCATACGGCTGTACGATGATGGATGGTTTCGGCAGTCCGACGATGGCAAGCGGTCGTGGGTTCTCGATGGCGATATACTTGCACTTGGCATCGTGCATCTTGAAGAAAAACGCCTTGGCTTCCATTGCCAGTTTCAGACGTTCCTCAGACAACTGCCCTGCTTTCGGGTACATCCATCGTGCGCCAGCCTTCGACATGTAGGTGCAAGGTGGGTGAGCCACAAGCAGCTGCCACTCGCCATTCTGTCGGTGTAACTTTCCGTCCTGTGTCGTAAATTCGCAGTCGCCATTCAGCAACGGCAAGCAATCGCCCACGACGTGCCATTCAGGATGACCGCCGCTGCATTGTTGCAAGTCGGCAGAAAAGGCTCGGTGTCCGAGTGCTCGGAATGCCTTGCAAACCGTCTGGCTTTCCTCGCAGGCTATCAGTACGTTCATTTGCTTAATATCCGTTATGCCTTCGTCTGTATTCCTCAAACGTTGGCGGTTCAATACCTTCGTCTCTGCATTTTTCACGAAAGATTTCATATCTATCGCGAATTGGGATATGCTGATACATAAATTCGTGTCAATTCGTGTAATTCGTAGTCGTTACTTGATTCTCTCTATTTCCTCCGCTGCCGCCTTGGAGATACCCATCATCGGGAAGTGGAAGGCGACGTAGTTCTCAATCTGTGCGCCGCGTGACGCTCGCCAGCCGGGGAGCATGGCGATGCCGTCCGCACGGGTCATCAGCAGCAGAAGGTCGTAGCACAGCACCACGGCATACGCCAGCCGCTTGCCCAGCACCCACTCCATCGCCCTGTATATCCACGGCCACCGACAGGCCCACACCCTACACGGGTTGATGCACCCGTACCCGTGCCGCCGCAAAATCCTCTCCGCCTCCCCGAACCGCCGCACATAGTCAGCCCGCTCCACCCCGGACATCCCGCCCGACAAATAGATTCGCCTTTTCATTCGCTGTCCTCCTCTTCCTTGTGCTTCGTCACACCGCAAGCGTCGGCCAGCAGCGTCACCTTCTCGCAGAAGAAGTCCACCTGCGGCACCATCTCGTGAGGTGCCCAGTTCAGCTTCGCCCGCTCCACGTTGCGGTCTATCATCTTGAAGAACTCCGTGCGCTGCTCGTCGCTGACGCAATGCTCCGTGACGAGGTAGTTGCACAAGTCCTTGAACGTCTCGGCCAGCTTCATGATGCAGTCGCGCTGCCACTCCGTTGACTTCGTGAGCAACAGCCGCCGGAGCGTCTCAGGCTGGCAGTCCTCGATGCACGTTGGCCGTCGGTGGCTCTCGCCTGGGAACGTGTCGAAGATGAAGATGCCGCTCAGGTCGCGGCGTTTCAGTTCTTTTGCCATAGTTCTTGATATTATAACCAATAAATCAGCGACACAAGCACGGCAATCATTATTGCGCTCACAAGTCCTTTTTTATAGTTATACACTTGCTCCTTTCGGGGCTGTCCGTTCAATTTGTAGTTCATTACTACGATGCCAGCGCAAAGCGCAAGCATGATGATGTAAGCTGCTGTTTTCATATAATTCGTGTTAATTGGTGATAATTCGTGTTCAAGTCCATTCAATACGGATTATTCTGTTTACCTTTCTTCATGCGCTCCTTTTCGTCCCGGATAGCGTCGTTCAGCGTTGCCTTCAGCTCACGCAGATGCTTGAAGGTCTCGGCAGGTGTTCGCGGACAGCCCCGGACGAATGACCGCAAGTTCGGAGTGTCAAAGCCAAACTCGGAAGCGTCGCAGATGTACTCCTGCCACTCCATGTACTGCTCACGGGTCACGTCAGCCAACACGCAGTAGATGATGTCGTCCATGTTGATGGTGAACATCCCGTCGCCATAGTCGTACACGCCTCCCGTCTCGTCGCCTATCCAGTAGCCGTAGTGAGCATCCAGTTCCCACATGCGCAGCAGTTCCACGAGGAAACCGTTGCACGCCTGCTCCCATTGCTCTTTCAGTTGCCGCTTTACAGCGTCTTTTGTCTTTTTCATAATTTTCAATTTTCAATTCTCAATTATTCACTCTGCAAACAAAATCAACCAACGCAACCACGATGATTGCAAACACTACCGCTATGGCGAGGCAGAATGTTGCTTGCATGAAATCGCTGAGATACCAGAATACAAGCCACACCGCCAACAATATCGGCGAAATGGCTTTCGCGTATAAGAGATACTCCTTCATTGTCTGCTGTTTATTTTCTTTTTCGTGAATACTATCTGAACTTGAAACAACAGCCATTGAAGCACGATATAGTATGCGGCTTCATCGCTGAAACTATCTGAGCGTTTGATAAAGATTGCTGGTGTCAACATGAATGTCCAATCGTTAAAGATTTCCGACACCGTAATGTGTGAAGAAATGTAATGTTTCATATTTTCTTTGGTTTATTCGCTATTCACTCACTTTCCCTTCACCTAAATCGAAGCAATATAGCGCGTCGAGCAGGGCGTGAACGGGGTCTATCTTGTTGTTATGGCCTGCCCCTTTCACGATGCGTCTGATGGGTGGGTCGCCCTTGCTCTCTACGGCGCAATTTCCAAAACAATACGGCCACAGGGGATTGTCGGAGAACTCCATCCATGCGTCCAGGCTGAGCATCTTCTCTTCCAGTTCGGTGATGCGGGGGTTCTGCGTGAATGAGGTCTGACTGACGGGTATCACCATGTGCTGGATGGCGTCGGCAATGTCCTTGGTTGACATACCCTCGCGCTTCTGGAAGAGCGTTTGGAGCCACGCCTTCAGGTTGTTAATCGGGGTGAGCGACTGCGCTGGGTCATAGCCGAAGTAGTAGATGTTGATGCCCTTCTCCACCAACTCCGCGATGCGGTTGATGGCGTAGGCACTGTCGAACACTTCACCGGGGCAAACGTGCAACCATCCCTGCTCAATCCACTGCTCATAAAGCGGTTGGTTCGGGCTCTCTTTCATCGTCTTCTCCAGCACCCAGCAATCGGTGTCAACAAAGAAGCGGCCCTTCATGGTGTCGCTCGGTAGCCAGTCCACAGCCATATAGGTAATGGCAAAGAGGTCATCTCCAGAAGAGAAATCGAGACCACAGAAGACGTGCCACCGCTCGCGGCCCTGTCCGTCGATAAACTGGCAGTCGTCTATGCGCTTGCCGCCGCTGGTCTGTAACTGTCGGATGCGGTCGCCGGTGATCCACTTCTGAATGCGCCCGGTCTGCCACATGTTGAAGTCCTTCGTCAGCACCTCCTGCTTGGTGTCCTCGGTGCCGGTGGCAGCTTCGTGGAGTCGCTCTCTATAATATGTCGGCTGTACGGTGGTGCCGATGGAGCGGTTCACCTTCTTAAACAGTTCGGGGTCGTCGAGCTTCGTCAGGTCGTCGGTCAGTTCCCACTTGTCAAGCTGGAGCAGGAAGGCGCACCAGTAGTCGTCGGGGGTGCGGTGCGGCTGTCCGAGGGGGTACTGCATTTCGCTGAGTAGCGATGCTTCCACCTGCTCAATCTTGGTCTTGTAGGGACCTTCCTTGATGCGTCCGGCGGTGGTAGTGTGGAGTAGTAGTTTCTCACGACGGGGACCCGTTGAACCCCAACAGGTATCGACTGCCGCCTGCATGTCGGAGTGGGCATTAACGTAGCCCGCCTGGCCGTGCTCGTCGGCATGAACCACCGAGGCGTAGAGTCCGTCCTTCGAGGTCTTGCCGGCTGCCATGCACTTGATTTCGCCCTTCATCGGGTGTCCCGGTTGCCAGTTCAGTCCGTTGCGGGTCATACGGAAGTATTTGCCGCCCATGCGGTTCGAGCACGTCGGGTCCACTTGCATGGCAAACTCGCGGATGGCTTTGTAGGCGATTTGGCTCTGCTCGCTGGAGTTGGTGCAGATGAGAGCCTGCCCGTTCACGTCGCCCAGAAATCCCACCTCGGTGAAATCGACCGCGCCGCCCAGCTCCGTCTTACCGCTCTTACGGGTCAGGAACCAGTGCGCCTCCTGTGTGAGCCGTCGGGTGTCCCACACCTCGCCGTCACGCACCCATTCGGTTGGCAGCAGCATGTCGCCCTCGTGGTATTCGCGCTCCATGCTGACGTCCACCTTGAAGGCGTAAATCTCGAAGATGAGCCACGCCTGAAACGGCATCAGACGGACGTGTTGCGAGCCGCGAGGGGTGGAGAACTTCAGACCACCCTTCACGTGTCGCCCGTTCTTCCACTGTCCCTCAATGGCTCGCAGCGACCGTTTCACCCGCTCGGTGTCGAGGTCGTAAGAGTCCATCAGACGCATTTCCTTGCGGATGCCTAAGAGTTCGTAGAGGTTGGCATGACTGCCGTCGTTGCTCAGCGCATCATAAATATATTCAGACAGCCGCTTGTCAACTGACCACAGTCTGTCTATGTAGCGGGGCAGTGCCTCGGTGATGTCCCGGATGCATTGTGCCTTGGCTTGTTTCAGTTCTTCAAAGTCTGTCATCGTATTCCGTCAATAAATTCTTTGAGTGTGTTGGTGGCATCCTGCCCGCCTTTTTCTTCTGGCTTGGCAGCTGCCTTGGCCGCTGTCAGTCCGAGCATCTTCGCCCACCGCTGACAGTTGGCATCTTGGGAAAGCAGCGTCGCCACGTGCGGGTGTTGCTTCTCAACGGGCATTCCCTGACTGTTGAATGTCTGAATCATGCCGTCGTTTTTCATTACAATCTCCTCATAGAAGTCGTACAGTTCCAATGCCTTTGCGTAGCGTCGGATGGTGAGGTCAAGCCCTTTCGGGATTTTCCCGTCGTGGGCATCTGCTACCTGTTGCCGAATCTGTGTGATGTAAGTCGCTGCTTTCATTGTTTCTTTTCTCTTGGTTTTCTGAACTTAATGGGCATCTGTCCTGACTGGACGTAACCCAAACGATATTTGTTGTAATCAACCGCCCGCACCACCATGATGCCGGGCTTCACATCCTTTTCCTGCCACACCTGCCACAATCCGGCACGGGTGCAAGGTCGGTCGAGTCGGTGCTTCTCGTCCTTGTCCGAACGTCGCGCCTTGATCATCCGTTCGCTCAGCGATTCACGGGTGCCGAGACAGACATGGCTCTGCTGTCTTCCGAACTCTCGCTCATCCTTTGGTATCAGTCCCAGCAGCGGACAGTCCAGACAGCGGTCGGGCTCGTCCTCACGCAGGTTGATGTCGATAAAAATTATTTTTGGCATTTCGTGGGTAATTAAGTGTTCGTTTCGCCGACAGCCCCCGTGGGACGGTCGCGGTTGGTAGTGGGAGAAAAATACCCCCCTTGAAAGTTGCTGTGTAGATAAAAAAGAGGGC